GGCTGGACGAACGCCGCGCCTGGCGGCGGGCCCGCGCCGGCGCTCACGAGTCTGACACCGGCGACCGTCGCGCTCGGCGCGCCGTCCTTCACGCTGCACGTGCGCGGCACCGGGTTCGTCGATGGCGCGGTCATCGTGTTCGCCGGCCACGACGAGCCGACGACGTGGGTCTCGGCGACCGAAGTCACGACCGGCGTCGATATGAGCGTGTGGCTGGGACCGGACCCGGCCGTGCCTGTCGTGGTGCGGGACGTCGAGGGCGCGTCGAGTAACGTGCTGACGTTCGCCTTCACGGCGGCCCGCTGATGGCGTCGGTCCGGTTGCGGCTGTTCGGGCGCGGCCTCGAGCTGACCGCGAAACAGTTGACGGCGCCGTACAGTCCCGGCGCGGTCAGCGGCGGCGGGTGGTATCCGCTCGTCGTCCGTGAACCGTACGCCGGCGCCTGGCAGGTCAACGTCGAGGCCCGCCGCGACCAGGTGCTGCAGTACGCGCCCGTGTTCGCGTGCGTCACGCTCATCGCCCAGGACATCGGCAAGCTCGCGCTGCACCTGGTCGAAGAGAACGACGACGACATGTGGGAGGAAACCTCCTCGCCCGCGTTCTCGCCGGTCCTCCGGCGCCCGAACCGTTACCAGACGACGACCAAATTCGTCGAGCAGTGGATCACGTCGAAACTGATGTGGGGCAACACCTACGTGTTGAAAGAGCGCGACGCGCGCGGCGTCGTGACCGCGCTCTACGTGCTCGACCCGCTGCGGACGATGCCGTTGATTGCGCCCGATGGCGGGATTTACTACCAGCTCCAACACGACAACCTGTCGGGCAGTCTCGCCCTGGCGCACGAGCCCGCCGACAAGTTCATCGTCCCGGCGAGCGAGATCATCCACGACCGCATGGTCTGTTTGTTCCATCCGCTGGTGGGCATGTCGCCGATCTACGCGTGCGCCGCGGCGACGCAGCAAGGCCTCGCGATTCAGAACACGTCCACCACGTTTTTTGGCAAGGGCGGTCAGCCCGCCGCGATGCTGACGACGCCGCCGGGGATGACCAAGGACCAGCTCGCGCAGCTGCGGACCGACTGGGACACCCTCAACAGCAACGCCAGCCGGCTCGCTATCCTGACCGCCGATCTGAAATACACGCAGCTGAGCATGAACGCCGTCGATGCGCAGCTGATTCAGCAACTGGGCTGGACCGCCGAGACGATCTGCAGCGTGTATCACGTGCCGCCGTTCCTGATCGGCGTCGGCGAGCTCCCGCGCGGCGTGGCGCTCGAATCGCTGTGGCAGATGTATCACTCGCTGTGCATTCAGTCGCTGATCACGAACTTCGAGAACGCCCTCGACGAGGGCCTCGGCCTGGCGACGCCGATCAACGGCACCCAGTACGGCACCGAGCTGGACATCGACGACCTGATTTGGATGGACACGGCGACCAAAACGAAGGCCGCCGCGGACGCGATCGGGGCGGGCGCGATGGCGCCGGATGAAGCGCGCGAGCGGTACTTCGGCCTGGGCCCCGTCGAGGGCGGCGACACGCCGTACATGCAGCAGCAAATGTTCTCGCTCAAGGCGCTCGCGCAGCGCGACCAGAACGATCCGTTTAGCAAACCCGCGCCGGCGCCGCTGGCCGCGCCGGCCGCGGCCCAGGTGCCGCCCGACCAGGTGGCTGCCATGGTGACCGATCTGCTGACGAAGGCGCTCGCCGCATGACCGCCGACGAGCTCGCCACCATCATCGCGGGGATCGCGCCGCTGCTGCGGGACATGCATACCCGCGTCGCCGCGCTCGAGACCCGCGCCCTGGTGCCGGGCCCGCCGGGCCCGCCCGGGCGCGATGGCGCGCCCGGGCTCGAGTATCGCGGCGTGTTCGTCGACGGGGCGACCTACGCCGCCGGCGACCTGGTGACCTGGGCCGGCTCGGCCTGGCACTGCAACGACGCGACGACGACCAAACCCGGCGACGGCGCCAAGGCCTGGACGCTGATGGTCAAGCGCGGCCGCGACGGCAAGGACGGCACGCACGGGCCCGCCGGCCCCGAGGGCCCCAAGGGCAAGGACTGGCAGCAGGTGTACGACGACACGAGGCGGCGGTGAGCACGTTCGTGACCCTCGACCAGGTCAAGGCGCGCCTGCGGATCACGTCGACCGCGGATGACGGCGACGTGCAGGCCATGGCCGACCAGGCCGAGGCGCAGATCGTCGGGTGGTGCAGTACGACGGACCGGTCCAAGGCGGTGGTCGACACCTGGACCGACGCGACGACGGTGCCGCTGGTGGTCGTGGCCGCCGTGCTGGTGCAGACCGGCGAGCTGTACCGGTTCCGCGGCGATGAACCCGCCGGGCCGCCGCGCGAGACCGGCGAGGAGCTCGGCGTCCAGGTCCGCGAACTGTTGCGCGCGTATCACGACCCGGGGATCGCATGAGTCCGACCGCCGACGCCTACATCGCGAGCGGCCGCCGCCAGCACCAGGGCCTGTTCCAGAAACCCGGGCCGCCGGTGCCCGACGGGACCGGCTGGGTCGAGTCGTGGATCGATCTGCCGCCGGCCGAGTTCGCGCGCATCACGCCGGCGTCGCAGGCCTCGCTCGAGCAGATCACCGCGGGCACCGTGCTGTCGATGGCGACGCATATCGTCACGGTGCCGTATCGCACGGGCCTGACGACCAAGACGCGGTTTCTCTACGACGGGCGCAGTCTGTCGGTGCTCGGGATCTTCGACTACGAGGAGCGCCACGTGCAGCTCAATCTCGTCTGCGCGGAGGTGGTCGAGTGAGCGGGCCGGGCGGCGCGTCGGTGTGGTTTCAATGGGACGGCGTGCAGGAACTCATCGCGCAGTTCGAAACGCTGGCGCCCGATCTGACGACGGCGGCGACGCCCATCGTCGAACTGTCCGCGCGCGTCGCGAAGGACACGATCTACACCGGCTATCCGACGCGGACGGGCAATCTCAAAAAAGGCCTCGCCATCACGGAGGTCAACGAGTCGACGCGCATGTCCTGCACCGTCATCAACAAGGCGCCGCACGCGTGGCTGTTCGAGCGCGGCTCGCAGGCGCGCCATAACGCCATCGGCGCGAACCGCGGGTCGATGCCCGCCAACCCGCTGTTTTCCTCGACGATGATGCGGACCCGGCGCGCGCTCTATACCGCGCTCGTCCCGCACCTCGCCGAGCAGTTCGGTCTCAAGATCGATGGCGTTGCTTAACGTCGCCACCGTCACGATCGCGCTGTTGCAGATCCTGCAGCAGGACGCCGCGTTGCGGCTGCTGCTGCCCGATGGCGCGTGGTTCGCGGAGGCGCCGCCCGGCTCGACCCGGTTTGTGATCCTGTCGCTGATCTCGTCGTTTGAGATCCCGATCTTCGGCGGGCCCGGCTACAAGGACGCGGTCTATCTGGTCGAGGCGCGCGCGCTGATGACCAGCGGCGCCGACGTCGAGGCCGCGTTCGCGCGCATCACGACGCTCCTCACCGACACCGAGCTCGTCATCCCCGAGTACGGCGCGATGCTCGTGCAGTTCGAAGAGGAGCTCGAGATGGTCGAGGTCGACGACATCGACCCGTCGATTCGCTGGAACCGCTGCGGCGGCCATTTGCACGTGATGGTCGCCCCGCTCGTCGGCTAACCCACGGCATCTGAGGGCACACGATGGCAGCAATTGATCGCATTCACGGCAAGAGCGGGCAAATCAAGATGGATCCCACGGGCGTCGGCGGCGCGACGGCGGTGCTGGTCGCCTCGCTCGACAAATGGGATCTCGACATGGCGAAAGACCACGTGAAAGTGACCTGTTTTGCAGATACGAACCAGGTCTACGTGGACGGGTTGCCAGACCTGAAGGGGACCTTCGGGGGCCAGTACGACCCGGTCGACGGGCTGGTGATTTTCTCGGTGATCTTCGGCACGGTCGCGCCGTACCTGGAGTTGTACCCGACGAGTCTCGGCTCGACGCCGCCGCACTTCTCGGGCCGCGGACTGCTCGACGGCAAGATCTCGTGCCCGGCCAACAGCTCGGTCACCATCACCGGGTCGTTCGTGGCCGCGGGGCCGTGGACGCATCCGTAAAGGCGCGGCGTGCTGTCGGGCGACATCGGATCGATCAAGTGGGGGCACTACACCGCGGCGGCGATCCACGGCTATACGGTCGCGCCGACCGACAAGACGCTGACTGTGTGGACGCTGCAGGCGACGGTGGTGCTCGCCGACGCGTTCAAGATGGCGCAGACGCCGCTCGTCTTTTCGGCGAAACATCCGAAAGGCGAGTGGCGCTGGCCGATTACCACCCTGGCGCGCGACGCGCATCGCCTCACGGCGACGCTCGGGCCGCCGACATCCCTGGTGAAATGAATGAGTCGGTGTCGTGTGGTCGCGCCCGAAGTCGTACGGTTACCGCTGTCGGACGGCGATTACCTCGACGTCAACAAAGAACTCAACGCCGGGCAGTACCTCGAGCTGCTGACCGCGCTCGTCGACCGCAAACCGTTTGCGAAGGCGATCGCGTATCTCGTGAGCTGGTCACTGGTCGGGCTCAACGGGCAGCCGCTGCCGTACGACCTCGACCTGCCGGAGGAGGACCGGCGCGCGACGATCGGCGCGCTCGACAAGAACACGGTCCGCGAGATCACCGCCGCGCTGGACAAACACGAGGCCGCCGAGCAGGCGGCGGTCGACGCAAAAAAAAAGACGACGTCTTTCGCACCCGAGTCCGTAGCACCATGAACATCTGCCGCGCGATGGGCGGCTGGCGCTATGAGTGGGTCGACGCGCTGCCGCGCGCGGTCTATGACGTGCTCGTGGACCACCTGAACCATCCCGAGGCCGACTGATGGCCCTGACCGGCACGCTCCTCGCCGACTTCAGCGCCTTCACCAACGAGGCGGCCAAGGCCACGACCGCCGTCAAGACGATGGAGAGCGGCGCCGATACCGCCGCGGCGAAGCTGTCGAAGATCGGCGAAGGCGTCGACATCAAGGGCACGATCAGCGATCCGATGGGCACCGCGACGACGGTCGCGACGCAGTTTGGCGAGTCGCTGGGCGGCGTCGGCGTGGCCGCCGTCGGCCTGACCGGCGGTGTCATCGCGCTCGGCACGGCGCTGTTCGAGCTCGGGTCGCACTCAGCCGAGGTCATCGCGAAGTTCGACGACCTGGCCGACAAGACCGGCATGAGCGTGCCGGCGCTGTCGCGGTTGTCGAATGCCTCGCAGGTCATCGGGGCCGACCTCAACCAACTCACGGACGTCGTGTTCAAGCTCGAACAGCGCATGGGCGAGAACAGCGAGGCGTTTCAACGGGGCCTGGCCGCGATGGGCCTCTCGACCGCGACACTCAAGGCCGCCGGCCCCGACAAGTACCTCGAGCTGGTGACCGCCGGCCTGCAGGGCATTGCGGACCCGTCGGCGCGCGCCGCGGCGGGCACGGAGGTGCTCGGGAAAGGCTATCGGGACGTCGCGCACGCGCTCAATGATCTCGATGAGGGGCTCAAACGCACCGCCGATATTGAACCGTGGACCGCGCAGCAGGCCAAGGATGCCGAGGCGTTCGGGTTCCAGATCAACGCGCTCAAGGTGCATGTTTCCGCCCTGGGCCTGTCGCTCGGCAGCGAACTCATTCCGGTCTTGTCGACCTATGTCGCCGGGATCGAGAAACTCCTCGGGCTGTACGGCCTGTTGCCCGACGCGGTGCGGACGGTCTTGAGCCCCCTGAGTCTCCTGTCGGCGGCGTTTCGGGAGGCGGCCCTGGCGGCCGAGGCGTTTGGCCTCAAGGCGACGGCGATCCCGCCGGTCGCCGGGGACGCGGCGAAGTACGTCACGGCCTGGCACGCGGCCGTCGATGCGTTTATCCCCAAGATGCCCACGCTGACCGAATCGCTCGACCTGCAAAAGGAGGCGGCCAAAAAGCTCAACGACCAGATCCAGGCCAACATCGACATCCTCGCCAAGATCAACGGCGAGACGGTCGGGTGGCAGACCACGCTCGACACGGTCGACGGGACCGTCGCGGAGGCGATTACGTACTACCTCTCGGCCGGCGTCTCGCAGGCGGATCTCGCGAAGGCGTACGGCCTGACCGCGCAGCAAGTCAAGGCCGTGCAGATCGCGCTCGAGGAATACAGCGCGACCCTCCAGAGCACCGCCGCCTTCGAGCAGGACGCCGCCAAGCAACGCAAATGGATCACCGACCAGAATTTGAAGGCGACCAACGACGAGATCGTCGCGACGCTGAAAAAGAAACAAGCCGACGACGCGGCCAATGAGGCCTTCCTGGCGGCGGCGCTCAAGGACGCCCAGGCGCAGGACGCGATGCAGCAAGGCATCACGGCGACGGCGTCGGCGAGCACCACCGCGGCCGACACGATTGGATCGTCCTACGAGCAGGGGTTCACGCGGTCGACTAATGCCTCGAGCGCGTTTCGCAACAGCGCCACCGCGGATGCCACGGCGGTCGCGGTCGCCGCGGCGGCGGCGACGGCGACCTGGGAAACCGTGGAGGGCCGCCTCGACGCGTTCAACGCGGCGCAGCAGGCCAACCCCAGCAACATCCGCAGCATCGTCGGGGAATTCGGCGGGATGCCATACGTGCAGACGCGCGACAGCGGCGGCCCCGTGGTCGCCGGCCAGTCGTACTTGATTGGCGGCGGCAAGGCGCCCGAGATCTTCACCCCCGGCGCCAGTGGATTCGTGACGCCAGGCGCCGCCGCCGGCGGCAGCCACGTCACGAACATTTACATCACGCAGCCGCTCGGCACTGCGGACGCGATCGCGCGCGCGGTCGCCGACGCGCAGGTCAATCTGATGCGCGGGCAGGGCGTGCGCCTGCCGTACGGCACATGATCCTGACGAACGCGGTCTCGGGCATCGCGCGATCGGGCGCCACGCGCTCCGGGTACCCGGTGCTCCAGGGCGCGAAGGTCCCGCTGTATGCGCTGTCGAATGTCGCGCGCTCGGGCGCCACGCGATCCAACTACGTCGGCAGCCGCACGTTCATCAACATCGGCGGGATCGACTTCGGGTCGGGCGTCGTCGGCACTGGCGTCGGCATCCTGGCCGAGTCGTTGACGAAGTCGGACGCGATCAACAACACGCCGGTCACGCTCGCGTTTACCGCGCGCGGCTGGGTGCCCGTCGAGGGCAGCGACGTGGTCGTGACGTTCGGCAGCAAGAACAACGATCGCCGCGAGTTCGGCGGCACGATTCTCAGCACACGGCACCGGTACGTCGGCGACAAGCCGGTCGCCGCCAACATGCTCTACGACGTGGCGTGCATCGACTACACCTGGGCGCTCGACCGCCGCAAGGTGTCGGGGAACTACACCGGCGCCTCGGTGGCCGCGATTGCGGCGAGCCTGCTGACCTACGCGCCCGCCGGCTACGCACTGCGCGTCGACCCCGACATCGGCGCCGAGATCCTCGACCAGATCACGTTCACCGAACAGATCCTGTCGTCCGCGTTGACGCAGCTCGCCAAGCGCGTCGGCGGCGACTTCCTCTGTGACTTCGCCAAGGTCGTGCACCTGTTCTACGAGAACACCGCGCTGGCGCCCCCGACGATCGTGAACGCGGTGCATCCGTCGCTGGCGAATATCTCCTTCACGCGCGACCTGTCGCAGGTCGCGACGCGCGTCCTCGGCAACTTCGGCGGGTCGAACGCGCTCGAGCAGCTCGCGCCGGGCGCGACGTTGCTGCCCGTCGAGACGGCCGCGTGGTATCTGCCGGCGGGCGGGACCGTGCTGGTCGGGC